GCCCGCAAATCAAAGTGCGTTTCTTGTAATCAATGTAAGGCTCTATGTCATCCCACACTGACGCGTGGGCCGCGACAAACCCTGCGTGACACAACCTACCGGCGTACGGAACAGGGAAAGGGACTAGGTTAAACGCCCAATCGCCCACCTGTTGTGTGCCACGGAACACTATAATGTCGATAGTCTTGCGCTGCACGATAAAGGCGGTGGTAGAGGTAAGCCCCGACTCGATCTTGGTAGCATCGCGGTTAGTCTCGTTGTAGGCTTTCATAGCCCAAGAACAGGCCATGCTTAGAAGAACCGGGTCTAGTTTCATATTATCCAACCGTTACAGCCGCCATAAAAATTGCAGAACCCGCACATATTGCCAAAGCGACCAAGGCTATGAGTAAATTCTTCAGCTCGCGTTGCCTCTGTAACTTCTCGCGTTGAATTTTCAACAGCTCACGTTGAGCCGCAGCTCTGCGGTCACGCTCTGCTGATCTAACCCTAAGCATTTTGTGATACAGCGGAGTCTTGCCCTGCGCCATGAACATTTTTTTGATTTTTGCCTCATACTCTTCACAAGCAACCTCGGCTTGTATCACTTTCAGAGCGTAGGATTCTACGGACTCTTCACCGTAGGCCCCGGAAGGCTTGCGCTTATGCTCTTCTTTGGCTTCTTGGACTTTTTCCTTGGCATCGTAGAAATCGCCAAGTTGGTCCATTAGGCCGCTAGCCTGCTGACCCGTATCAATCGCAGACTGTATGAGGTCAAAGGCTTTTTTAGCCGCCCCTAATGCTAATCCAATCTCGATCATTTAGTTCTACTCACTTAATTGTATACTGCGTATGCCTTTTCCCAAAGCTCGAAGTCCTTCAAGTACTTAAGCTCAATCATCTGTATTACTTCATAAGAAAGCAATGACTTATAGTCTTTCGGCTCTTGGCTAGTTTTACGCACATGTATCGGATATCCGACTTTACCACCCAAAGTAGTTATGTCTGCTACCGCGTGTTCGTGTAAGTTTTCTATGTTCCATAGCTTTGCATGATCTGGGAAATAACTAGACTGCAAATTACCTGAATGCTCCGGGTCTAGTTTTTCGCCTTTAATGCAAGCCTTGTAGCAAAATTCGTTAACATCTTTTATTTTTAGGTCTTCACCAACTACTTCTCTTTGCTTATTTTTATAAAAGTAAATAGAGCACAATCTGTCTATAGGGTTTCTAATCACCGAATAACACGGCATCCTTTTGTCTACTTTACCGTTCTTGACTAACTCAGAATATGACGAGTGCACTTTTCTATTTATACCAACCAAATCCATAAACGGAACTTGTCTGGCTTTTTCTAAGTAGTCTTTGGGATGGTCTACAAAACATTTTTGCATCTGCTTCCACGAATAAAATTTACCATCTAGAGCCACAGTGTCTGTACTAGAGTCGTAAAGCCCAGAGTTTAAAAAATAAAACAAAGCCGACGTAGAGCCGGTTTTAGGTATTCTTATAAAAACAAAGTTGTTAGAGCGGGATATAAACACTAATTATGCACAGCATAGGCTGCTTCCCAAGCCGTTAAATCTTTTGCATATATATCTAAAGCGCGTTGCTTTCTGTCAGCGGAAAGGTTATCCAAGTAGTACGTGGGGTCGTTGTCGCTTTTACGCACCTCTATTCGTTCCGTTACCGCACCGCCTTTAGCTGTTATAAAAGCTGTGGCGTGTTCATGTATGTTTTCAATATTGAATAGCTGCACGTGCTCTGGATAGTAGCTAGTCTGCGACTTTAAGCTGTCCTGTACTTCTGGGGTATTCCACATCTTGTCAAAAACAAAATCGAAAGAAGCATTTGGTTCAGATACTTCTTTTGCCATCTCAAGATCAGCGGTGGTGTAGTGCCCGTATTTTTTAAGGTTTTCTGACGCGGTTATTTTCCTTCGCTCGTTTGCGTAGTAATAAAGAGAAGCAAGCCAGTGCAGAGGGTGTCGTATAGTACCAACCCAAGGCATATCGGCAGGTGCTTGCCCGGAAGCTAGTATTTCCTGATAGGTTTTTTGAGCGTCTTTAAGATAGTCATACCCGTACAAATTTCTAGGAAGGTCTGAATATTTAAGATTAGCGTGAGCATCGCTATACGTTTTAAATTCTTCCCAGTTAGCAAACCCGCCTTCCAGAGTGTATATATCGCTAGCGGTATCCACAAGCCCAGACTCAAGAAAGTAAATTTCAAGCGAAGCACCGCCAGTTTTTTGGGCACGGGTAACGGCAAAGTTATGTGAGTTGCATATAATCATTCTGTAATTACCACCGTGTCTGTGTCGTCAAAAAACAACATCGTGCCTTCGCACACCATATTCCAATCAGGGCCTTCCTGCTCGCTACGAGAAGGAACTTCTATAATAACGTGCCTAGCTAACCACTCTGTATCCTCTTGGAGCACTCGCCATACGTGCTCCTCTGTGCCTCTTCCCGGTTGCCCTCTAGCTTTGTTAAACCTTATGCGGTATTTCACTCAGGCTTTGTAGGCCACGACGCAGATTCAGGGAACCCCGTTTGGGAGCGGATGTTACGAAGCTCCCTGCGGTATTCTATCCACTCTTGACGGGTTTCGTTATACATAGACACATCGGATAAAACAGACCAATCAGACTCACGTAGAAGTTTCTTAGCCTTTTCCCATGCAATTTCTGCCGGGCTAGACTGTGCTACTTCCGTGGACGAACCTTCTACTTGCACCCAACCTTGGTCGGCATAGGCTTCACCTAGCCACGACAAATCCCCGATACGCTCTTGGATATTTTGCATACCAAAAATAGGCCCCCAGTTATTTGGAAGAGGCCCGGCTTCGCTTAGTGCTTCGTTTGTTGACAGCTTTTTTAGTTGCCACATTTTCTTGCTCCTTAACTTTTAGGTCGGGTTCTTTTTTAGCTTCTATAGCCATCATACCTTGCTGCATTTGTTCACGAGTAAGTTGGTCTTGAAATGGAGGAAAACCGTTTAAATGTAGTCTTTCTTCCTCGCTTATTTCCCGCCACCCTCTCCAACTTGCAAAATCATTTCTGGGTTGTATAGCGATATGGCATCCTATGTTGGCAGAAAGTTGGTTTATTAACTCTACCACCTCCACTGGCTGATAAACATTCCACAAAAAACCGCCATTTACTCCTCGCATTGATATTTCAGTGCTTCCACCTCCGGCACTGCCTATGGCGATTGATTGCGCTCTATTATCATTAGCTTCTAAAGTTTTTAATTGGTTAAGTTTTTGTTTTTTATCTATTTCTTTTTGAAATTCTTTATTTGTCATTATTGAGTCTTAAACGATATAGTTATAATCCCGTTACCCGTCACCGTAACAGGGTCTCAGCCCGTAGAAACAGGGACGCAGTTTGATGTCGAAGGAGTCCCCGATGATCCAGAGTTTCCGGCACTACCTGCATTTCCAATGTTACCTGCCGAACCTCCCCCGCCACCACCCCCGGCGTAAAGAGTATTTCCAAACTTTCCGGCACCGCCACCGCCACCGCCGCCACCGGGGCCACCTGATTGGGGGGCGGGGGGATTATAAGGAGAGGGGCCTCCAGATGCTCCGGAATTGGCATCCGGGCCGCAAAGTCCCGGGCTTAAGGTGTTCATAAATGTACCAAAACCGCCCGCACCGCCCGATCCTGAATTTCCTCCGGCGTTTGGCCCACCGGCGTTTGCACTGGGACAGTTATAATTACTTTGCGTCCCAGTTCCACCGCCGCCACCGCCGCCACCACCCCTAATTTGTCTTATTATGATAGGGCCGTTTTCGCATTCTTGTACAACCCCACCCGCGCCAAGTCCCGCAGTGGGATCATCCCTAGTTCCACCCGGAGCGTTTGCAGCCGTTCCCCCAGAGTTGCCAAACACGCTAGCCCCCGCTCCTCCGGGATTACCCGTCGAGCCATTGTTTCCTGCTGTCCCACCGTTTCCACCGGCCCCGCCGGAGAAATTTAACCCAAAAACAGAAGAGGCCGCCCCTGACGCACCTGCGTTGCCGGTAGTGGACGACGCTCCCGCATTTGCCCCGCTGCCTCCGGGCGCTCCTGCGGCAAAGTAGGTGCACCCACGAGGAGTACTCGGCGGGAAAGGATTAAATGGAGCACCTGATGGGCTGCCTGAATTAGTTGCGGGAGCACCCCCCAACCCTCCAGTGCCGCCGCCTCCATTGCCCCCAGAGTTTCCGGCGTTCCCAGAAGTTCCTGCATCTCCTACCCCGACAACAGTAACTAACTCTAAGCCTTCGGGAACCGTGAAAACACCGGAAGAATTAAATGTTTGATTTCCGGCTTCAACTGTCGGCTTGCCACCAAACAAACCTACTTTGCTTGTACCTATTGGCATAATTAGCTCCTACGAGCGGAAGAATCTAAGCTAAGAGCTTCTCGCTTATCAAATTTATATTCGGCGTATGGCCCGTTTTTAGCTACGTAATGCAACATAAACTGTACATTTATCTGGCCCTCGGGTAATTTTCTGCGCCAATGAGTCGCCTCGCAACCTTTGTAAATCACCGCATCGCCCGGATTTAGCATGAACTTTACCGGGTCACTATTTTCGTATTGCATCCAAATGGGCCAAATATCACCAGTGCAAGCCACATTTATAGTAACGCTTATTTCGCAAGAAGGTCTGTCTGTGTGCGGAGTAAGCTCCTCTTCCTCTTGGTAAACCCGACTAAAAGAGTATGTTGGCTCTAACAATAGCCCGGTGTGCTGCTCTATAGCTGGCTGACACTGTTTTAACATCACCTCTATAAGAGGGTCGGCGTAGTACCCTAATTTGCTTGCATCGTTTTCTATAATCTCAGAGTTACTTTGCCATTCCCCTCGGCGTATTTTGTTTTCAAAATATTGGGAGACGGTTTCTATGGTTTGAGCGTCAATCAAACTTTCCACCTTTTTGTACCCCACGTTTTGGAAATCACTCATGGTAAAACCACCCCGTGACTATATATTTTGTGTTATCGCCATAAACAGGGTTTCCTCTGTGTGCATGGGTAAACGCTGCGGGCCATAACACCATTGTGTTCTCAGTAGGATTTATTCTTCGCTGCTGATACAAAAACTCGGTTTCGCCGTTGGCTTCTTGTGGGAGCGTATTTAAATAAAGCATATAAACCAAACCACGGTTTGCTTGGTCACCGCTGCCTTGTTCTCCGTGCCAGACATGATACCCGCCTCCAGTAGAGGTTTCCTGCATCTTCATATTATTGCAGTTTATCTTTATATTTTTTAACGGAGAAAACTCCTCGGCATACGCATCAAAGCAGTGTTGTAAACCTTTGAAAAACATATTTGTAGTATCGTTATCATTAAACGGCTCAAAGTTTATATTTTTGCCATTGGCATTTATCTGATAATCGTTTTTTATATGCTTATCTACGCCTTCACCTTTTTGTCTGTCTGACCCCGCTCCCAAGTTTTTGTTTCGATTAAACTCAGCTATAAGATGCTCACAGAATCCTTCTGGGAATACGTCAGAAAATACTCCAATGAAGTCTCTATACTCAAAATTCATTTAAACGCTGGCCCCGAAATCCATGTTACCAATGTCTGTCTTGTACCTTTTACTACAGGAGTTACTTGGTGCAATGTCCACGCAGGAAACACCGTTATAAGCCCCCGTTTCTTTTGTACATTAGTCGGTTCTTTTCTTGTTAATAATTGCAATTCTCCGCCCTCGTATTCGCTTGGGTCGGAAAGCTGTAAGACCATTGAGA